GACCATGACATCACGATCGGTACCGACACCTATACCTCAATCGCGATTGAGCGTGACAGTTTCAGTGATGATGGTAACCCAGATGACGGCAACACCCTGAAGCTGAGCCTGCCGCGTATCAACCCACTGGCAGACCTGTACCGCATCCAGCCCCCGGAGAAAACGGTCACGGTGAAGATTCGCGCCGTGCAGTTGGATGACCCGGCGCAGCAGCGTCTGAGCATCTGGTCTGGCCGGGTGGTTGCAGTGAGCTGGGAGCATCCAACGTCTGAAGTCGCATGTGAGCGCATTGCCACCTCACTCAAGCGCACCGGTGTCCGTGCCCGGTACCAGCGCCACTGCCGGCACTGCCACTATGGCCCAGGTTGTGGCCTCGACCGGGCGACTTATGAAGTACCTGACGTGGTGTCTGCCGTCAGTAATCGCACCTTGCTTACACTACCGGCCGCAACGGGCCATGCTGATGGCTATTTCAATGGCGGCATCCTGGCGATCGGGGGCGTGATGCGCCTGATCATTCAGCACACCGGTGACCAGGTGAAGATCAACCGCCCGATCGTTGGCCTGGATGCGGGGACAGCAGTGTCTCTCTATCCAGGCTGTGATCGATCTGCTGCTACATGCAAAGACAAATTCAACAACGTCGAGAACTACGGCGGGTTCGACTTCATCCCGACCGATGGCCCCTTCGACGGCAACAACATCAATTCAATCGTGTAGGTGAACCATGGGACTGTGGATCCAGTTTGTAATCACCTTGGCCATGATGGCGGTCAGCTACATCCTGACGCCGAAGCCCTCACAGCCGAAGATCAACCCGGAAGAGATCTCCAACATCCCCACCGTCCAGGAAGGCGAAAGCATCCCTGTCCTATTCGGTACCCGGATCATCAAAGGCGCATCCGTCACCTGGTACGGCGACCTCAGAACCAAGGCAATCAAGGAGAAGACAGGTAAATGAAGACTGAGCCCGTCGTGACATTCAAGCACCTGCGCGCCTTGAAATACTGCGCTTCCAGCGTGAAGCGTTGGTGTGATCAGCACGATATCGACATCCGACGCTTCCGCGAGGGTGTGCCTGTTTCTGAGGTGCGTGCGACGGGCTGCCCCATGGCCATCGCAGCCGCTGATAAAGCTGAGCAGGAGGCATAACGATGGGTAGCGGCGGTAAGGTTACAACGGGCTACAAATATTACCTGGGCGTGCACTTCGTGCTGTGCCATGGGCCGATCGACAAGGTGGTGCGAATTGAAGTTGGCGGCAATGAAGCCTGGCTGGGCGAAGCCGACGCCAGCGCGGCCGCGCCGACACGTATCACCATCAACAAGCCAAAGCTGTTCGGCGGTGATAAGCGCGAAGGTGGTATCGCCGGCGATATCGACCTACTGTCAGGCCACCCTGACCAGGCGCGAAACGACTACCTCCTGGATAAGATCGGCTCGGCACTGCTCTCGGCGTACCGTGGCGTGACATCTGTGGTGCTGCGCCAGTGTTACTTGGGTGTGAATCCGTACCTGAAGCCCTGGAAGTTTACGGCGCAGCGTATTCATACCCGTGGGGATGGAAGTGCGCAGTGGTATGACGAGAAGGCGGCGATTGGTGGCTTGGTGTATGAGGCAACTTCGCCTGCAATTACAGACCCTTTGGCTTCACTCCAAGGTTTTTCAGCTTCTTACGGAACCCTATCATCCTTCTACGTTGTGGATAACGCCATTACAGTTGATCCTTCTTCTGGCGAGGCCGCTGCGGCAATCTCAAAGCCAATAGGTCCATACGCTTCATTTATTCGGTTCCAAGTGGAAGTGAGAGTAAACAGCATAGGTGAGGATGATTCGGGCCAGATGGAATTAGGTCCTCTGACTATCATACCCGCTCGGCAGGCTGTTACTGATTCCCTCCGGCGAATCCACCTTAATGCCAGCGAAAACTCAGGAGGCGTTACTTTACTAAGTGGGGCTCCTGAAATTGGGGTGTGGTACCAAATTGAAAGTCTGGTTGAAAGTTCAGGTAGTACACAAACAGTCATTATCCGCAAAGACGGAGTTGAGCTAGATCGTGTTACGGGTATTCCTTTCCAAAGATCGGCCATATCTGAAATTAAAATCCTGATGGAAAACGCCACACCAGGCGGAAGCTCATCTTGGAGGAATCTGGAAGTCTGGGCAACGAACAGCGCCATTTTAAGAGACATGAACCCCGCTCATATCATCCGAGAGTGCCTAACAGACAACATCTGGGGCCGAGGCTTACCGGAGTCAGAGATCGGGCCAACCTTTGCAATTGCCGCAGATCAGCTATTCGATGAAGGACTTGGCCTGTCTTTCATGTGGTCAGAAGAAGCCCCAATCGAGGAGTTTGTCGGCGAGGTGCTGCGCCATATCGATGCCGTTCGCTACGAAGACCCTGAAACAGGATTGCAGGAACTCAAGCTCATCCGTGGTGATTACGATATCGGCACTTTACCCGTGTTGGACAGAAGCAACTCGAAGGTCACCAAATTCGAAATGCCTGCGTTATCGGAGCTGACAAACCAAGTAACGGTGAAGTACCACAAGGTAGCGGATGATAACGATGCAGCCATCACCGTTCAGGATACTGCCGCAATCACCATGGCGGGCACCATCATCAACCAAACCTATGAATACCCTGGCATAACGAACGATGCTGTTGCATCAATGGTTGCCCAACGTGACCTGGCGGCTAACAGCCGACCGTTTGCGCGGGGAACCGTGACAACCAACCGGACAGTTGCAGACTTAAAGCCAGGCGATGTGTTCATCCTTAACGAGCCTGATCATGGTGTTGATGCCATGGTCTGCAGGGTGGCCAAGCGAAAAGACAACGGTGCACTCAATGGGGAGATAGCGTTGGAGTTTGGCGAGGATGTATTTGGCACTGAGTATTCCATATTCACCCAGCCACCAGCTTCAGGCTGGACTGATCCGATCGGCACTGCAGAAAACTTCCCCCAACAAACGGCTTTTGAACTTCCGTATACCCACCTGGTGCGAAGGCTAGGTGATAGCTATGTATCAGATGTGCCTGCCGATATCGGCTATGTGGCATTCGCTGGTTCGGAGCCTACGGGCAACAACCACATTAACTATGAGCTGTTTGTTTACCCGGATGGTGAGACCCCGTTGACTGGGGATGAAAATGCCGTCGTCGGCGATTTCACAGAGGTGGCGATCGCTACGGCTTCAATTGGACCAGACGATACATCCGTAGCAATTGAACCTTTTGCCGGTCCCGAATCTCATTCCGCTGGCGAGTTTGTTTTAATCGGCAACGCTGTAGATGCCGCACGTGAAATCGTAGTCCTCGCAACTGACTTAGACCCTGGTGATACGGCCATTTTCCTCAGCCGTGGTGTAGCAGACACGATCCCGCGTGACATTATTGCTGGCGACTCTCTTTATCTGTTTCATGATGATTACGCCTATTCGACCGATGAGTACGTTACAGGCGAGACCGCACAGGCCTATGCCGTCCCATCAACTGGTCGCGACGAATACCCCGGTCCCTTCACTTACCACGATGTTGATATCGCCAATAGAATTCACCTGCCGTATCCACCAGCCAATGTGAAAATTGATGGTGCATATGCGTTTACCCCTGTCAGCAACTCCAGCAACCAAATCGTGTTGACATGGAATCACCGTGACCGCGTGCTGCAATCAAACCTACCAGTACATTGGTTTGTTGAGTCTGACTACGGCCCCGAGAGCGGCACTACCTACCGGATAGAGGTTGATGCTCGTGATGACGTAGGTGACCTGCTGCAGGTGAACTATGTCAACCGCGATGTGGGTTTGGTTGGTACTGATACGTTGGATCTGGATATTGATACGCCGCCTGCGGGCACACTGTTCCTAGATATACGCCTTTTCACTGTTCGTGACTCGTTAGACTGCCTGCAGCCCTTCACGGCCACGGTTGTGATCCTAACTGCTCCGCTTAATCTAGTTGCTGAGAACGTCGAGGAGCCAGCATGAGCATTCTGCTGACATGGAGTGATATAAACCCTGGCGAAGATGGGTTTATTGTTTACAGATCCGCTAACACAATGGACCCAAATGCGTTACCGGCAGCGTTGGTAAGTTTGCCTGCAGACACAACAGAGTACTTAGATACAGCTATCACTGCTGGAGAAACCTATTACTACCGGGTGAGTGTTTATAAAGAAGAATTGGAAGTCGTTAGTCATGAGGTAGTGGTAACGGCGGCAAGCGGTTCTACTGAGCTGCCCTCTGATCGGTTCTCAGAGGGACAAGCCGGATTATGGTATGACGTTAGCGATCTATCGACACTATGGGCAGATACTTCTGCTACCACTCCGGCCAGCGTTGATGGGCTGGTGGCTCGAATGGATGATAAATCGGGTAATGGGGTTCACATGATCCAGTCCAACTCTACACTCCAGCCCACGCTGAGGCAGGTTGGGAGTCTCTACTACCTGGAGTTCAGGAGCGACTATATGCAAGCCGGTAATCAGGATTGGATTGACACAGCCTCCGAGCTTATAGTGTCGGTCACGGCAGATATAGTAACCCCGGAAGGCGTGGACTATGGGGGACTAGTGTCTCAATCCACAATCGGTAGTTCTGCATATAAGGGTTTCAACCTTCGTAAACCGAACAGCACGGGTGTATCGCTACAGGGGCTTGGGGCGGACAATCATGCAACTGATACTGCCTCTCATCTTGATGAGGTTCGTGTTTACACGGGCTTGTGGATACCGAACTCAATAAAGGTGCGATCAAACGGTGTGGAAACTGGAAGTACAGCAATAACATCGAATAACCCCAATTCAGGGGGAGCCTCCCTTACACTCGGTGCATTAAGTTACGGTACAAATCTACCATTCAGGAAAAGCATGAATTTCTACGGCGCCATAATCATAGTGGATGATGTCGTTGCACAAGCTGATGGTTTGGATGCTTGGTCGTTAGCGCGTTACACCACTGCGTAAATTGGAAGGGCTTTGCCGATTCTGGAAAATAGTTGATAGGCCAATTATCGCGCAAGTCGTGTCCAAATTTCGCGCGCGGCTACAACATGCCTACAAACGGACACCAAGAGATCCACCAGGCCCAGTAAAACGCGGTCCAGCCAGATGCAAAG